TGAACGGCACGAGCAGCTGGATGCCGTCGACCACGGGCATCATGTTGGAGAACAAGCCGAGGTCCCCGCCGAACGCCGGTCCCGGGTTGGTGGCGGCGGCGTTGTAGTAAGGTCCGCCGATCATCGATGAGGGCCCGTAGGTGGCGTTACTGGTGCCGGCGGTGGACAGGCACATGAGCACGGCACCGGTTGTCTGCGGCACGGTCTGTGCCCAGTGAACGAGAGCCTGGTCTATGCCCTTGGTGCGGGATGTGAAGACGAGGATGACTTTCTCGCTGGTCGGCGGGGCGAACGGCAGGGGGATCTGCGCGTTCCCGTATGTTGTGGTGCCCGCGCCGGTCTGCGGGGCGGCCGCGACACCGTACAGCACCGAGTCGAAGATTATCTCGGCGTAACTGCCCTGGTTCGCGACGCTGGACGCGTACTGGTAGGCGGCAGTGACGGCGGCGTTAATCGCAGCGGTGTCGTCGGTGGCCCAGGCGACGATCACTGTCGGGGTGGTCCCGGTGGTCGGCGTGGGCGTCGGCGACGGGGACTGCAGGGTTACCTGCGTGGCCGATATGACTCCGGAGATCGTTGTCGCGAACGGCGTGAAGTTCGGGTTCCCGCCTGTTGATCCGGTTGAGATCAGGATGCTCTTTCCCGCGTCGGCGGTGGTGAACGGATGCGATGTCGCGCAGGTCAGCGTCCCCAGGCTGCCCGAGAGGATAACACCGTCAGTGACGACCTTGCCGTCGCCTTTCGCCCCGTACGCAGAGACGGGGAACTGCCATGGCGCGTTCACGCCCGCCGAGGGCAGCCACCCGGCCATCGACTCCAGCGCCGGGATCGCGGTGGCATTAGCGCCGGCGACAGTAACAGGCGTGGTGATCAGCCCGGCCGGGCCGCCGCCGTTCTGCGCGGCAATCGTCGCCAGCAAAGCCAGCGTGTCATACGTACTGTTGTGATCCGGCGTATGATTCGGCGCGCCGATATACTGCGAATCAGCAGGGATCGGGATAACAGGCACGGCGACCCCCGGATTCCCTTTAGCCGATCAGCTCGACATTCAGATGGTTACAGGCAATCGACGGCGACCCGGTCGTCGCCGAGAACGTCGCCCCGATCTGCAGGTTCTGCGGCACATTCGTCGTGAACGTCACCGTCTTGAGCAGGAACGTCGCCGGGACCGCCTGCGGCGCGTTATACGTCGTCAGGGTCGCCGGCATGAACAGCAGCCCCTGAAGCTCAATCGACCCCGCCGCCGCAGTGGTGACATTCGACAGCGCCCGGACTTCGCCTTCCAGTTCCAGCCACCACGGCCACGACGTCCCCGACGAGGTCGGCGAGAAGGCATTCGACACTGCCAGCGCTGCGCCTGCGGTGATCGCCGTGTTCAGCGGCGTCAGATATGCGCCCAGGATCAGCGTCGGCACGGTAGAGCCGGTGGTGATCCACCCGAATGCGGTGACGTGCAGGCGGGTGCCGAGTTCCCAGATCGCGGGGATGGTGACCGGGGGGACGGGAGAGATGTCGGTGAGGACTGCAGTGTTGTTGGTGGGTCCGTCGCTGTAGCCGAGCGGCGGTACGGGGGCCCGCCAGTATGTACGAGCACCCATAGTAACTCCCTGAACCTGATAGAATTACTGAACACATTAAGCCCCGCACCTGCTGTAACAGGCCGGGGCACGGCCGACTAGGTAGGAGTCGACATGAACGACGGTACCTTCGTACACTGGCTGCCGGTAGACGGATACCCGAACTACGAAGTGTCCGATCTCGGCCAGATATGGTCCCGGCCCCGGAACGGAACAAGAGGCGGCATCCTCAAGCAAGTCTGGCAAGCCGGGAAATACCTCGTCGTCAGCCTCCACCGCGACGGCAAGTACACGACATACCGCGTGCACACGCTGGTAGCGGAGGCATTCATCGGCTCATGCCCCGGCCCCGGATATCAGGTAAGGCACCTGGACGGACGTCCTGCCTGTAACGCTGCATTCAATCTTATATGGGGGACAGCGGGCGAGAACGCTCAGGATAGAGCCGGGCACGGGCGCACCGCGAACACGAACAAGACCCACTGCAAGTACGGACACGAGTACACAGCGGCGAATACTCACGTCACTAAGAACGGCTGGCGCAGGTGCCGGATGTGCGACAACATCTCCCACGCAGCCAGAAGACTTGGTACCATGAAGAGCGAAACGGACATGTCCTAACTAAAACAGACTTAGTGTGTCACTGGTCACCGTAAAAGTGCCCCCAGAGCCGCTGTATGTCTCGACGGTGATGCCCTGGACGATCCCGGCTCCGGCGGAGGTGGTTGTTATCGCGCCGCCGGAGCCGCCGCCGGCTGCCGTCCAGTTCTGGATGGAGAACGTCCCGGCGCCTGTGTTCGCTGCGGTGACCTGGTAGAAGTTCCCGACGACGTACGGGGTGGGGATTGTCGCGCCGGCGCCGTTGAACAGGACCACTGTCTGGTTGACGGCGAGGGTGTGGCCGGGGGCGGTGAATGTCGTGGATCCGGTGGGGGCGGTGAATGCGTACTGTGTGGCGCCGCCGTTGGGGCCCATGCCCTGGAAGTCCGTCGCCGATCCTGCGGCGAGGGTGGATGTGTCCCAGATGCCGACCCAGGCGACGATGCCGCCGGCGGGGACGTTGAATGCCGTGATCGACCCGGTGGTGGTGATCGTGTTGCCTGGTGCGGGGAGGCTTGACGGCCAGTTCGCGGACACGGCGACCCTGGCGTAGCCGCCGCCGGACAGTTCTGAGGAGAACGCGGTCGTGTTCGTCGCCCCGTACGCGCTGTGCAGGGACAGGTAGCCGCCGAGGGTGTGGACCAGGTTGTACAGCATGGCCATCTGGCCGGCAGTGGAAAACGGCATTGCTCTGTCCTCCGGAGGACGTAGTTGAAGGAAAGACGGCTTGAGAAGGACAGGCTTACTGCGGCTGCGGGTTGCCGGCCAGGATCAGCGGGCCGGAGACCCATGAATATGCGCCGGTGGTGCCGGGGTTCATCCAGAGACTCTGCTCATAGGTTCCCGGCGGCAGCGTGACTGTGGCGGCGGGGTAGATCGTCAGCAGAACTTGTGACAGGACGGGCGTCGATGTGACCGTGATCTGGCCTGCCGTAGTTGCGGACTGGGTGATGTCGATTACCGGGGTGCCCGTGCCGGTCGTCGTGTCGCGGACTACCCATTCGAAGAATGACCCGCCGAGGGGGTAGGGCGGTGATGTGGCTGGTTCGGGGATGGTGAAGGTGAATGCCCATTGCTGGAGGGTTCCGGCGGGCATGCGGAGGGTCCAGCTGAGGGCGGCGGAGGAGACGGCCACCGGGCATCACCCGCCTGTCCGCTGCGGGTCAGTGGTGGCTGGCACGCAGGTCGGCCCATTCGCGGAGGGTGCGCTGCGCGGCGGCCTGTACTTCGGGGGTGACTTTGACTTTGCCGCCGAAGGCGTGTCCTTCTGCCCAGTCTTTGATGGCGCTGATGGCCTCGGCTATGGCGTGGCTTTCGCCGAGGCCCTGGTCTCTCATGAGGGCCCTGGCCGTGTTCTGCACGTATGCGGGCAGCTGCTGCATTTCGGGTACTTTGGATGACGGGGTGTGCCACAGGCCCTCATGCCCCAGCGGGTTGTGCACCGCGGACACGTACGGTGTCCGCGCCGACTTCGGCGACTCCGCGTACTCGCTTGTCCCCGCCGCGCCCTCGGGCTTCTGCGACGAGTGGGTCTGCATCGCCGTCTCGACATCCCCCGCGGCGACGATGCCGACGTAGGCGGTCACCGGCTGGCCGAGCTCGCGGAACGCCAGGGCACGGTGATGGCCGTCGACGATGTAAAGGTGCGTGCCGCGGGGCGTGTCCGGCCTGTCGCACAGGATGACGGGCTTGACTGGCCGGCCGCTGTCCTGCCTGCGCTGGATTTTCCGCCTGAACCGTTCCACTTTCGCGGGCTCGTGCCCGGCCTGCCATTTACCGGGGGTGAAAGAGATCGCCGAGAGCGGGACCTTCTTCGGCCCGGTCCATTCCGCGCGCCTGACCCATGCGATGGCCTTGGCGGGGAAGTCGTCGAGAAGCTGGGCGTAGACCTGTTCCCCGGTGCTCTTGGACGTGTCGGGGTGCTTCCATGGCTTGCCGGCCTTGGTGACGGCCGGCGGGCCGGGCGGAGGCGGCTGTGCCGGGATGGTGGCGCACCGGCAGGCCGGATGAGCGGGGCATCCTGGTGTGTGCGTGCCCGGCCAGATTGTCCCGGCCGGCTGGGGGCTCGCCGCGGTGTTCGCCGCGCAGCCCTGGCACCTGCGCGAGTCGGGCACGGAAATCCAGGTGAGCCATGTGACGCCGGCCTGCTGGTAGGCGGCCTGTGCTCCGTCGCTGATGGCCCTGAGCGTCTCGGTAAAGGCGATCAGGTGTGCTCTGCGGTCAGCGCGGAGGAATTCGTCCAGCAGCGCCAGCAGGGTTCCTGTGGTGGCTCCCCCGGCCGTGAGGGCTTTCGTGAGCGCGGCGGCGAGGCCGGCCATGCCCGTGGCTGACATCTGGCGGATGGCCGCCTGCCGGGCCAGCTGGGCCATCCCCCCGGCCGGCGGCGGGGCCTGCTGCGGCTGCCCGGCGGCCTGGCTGCCTGACCGGTGCCCGAGCTCGAAGCCTTCTGCGTGCACCTGGGCGAGGATCAGGGCGAGACGGTCGCGGAGCAGGTCAGCGATCATCGATGCCAGCACGGCCGCGGTGACGGGCAGGGTCCCGGCCAGCCACTGCGCGAACAGCCGGGCGGCTTCCCGCATCACCAGGGCGAATGCGGCAGCGATCTGCTTCTCGTATTTCGCGGCGAGGGCCTCGTCGTGTTCCCACGCGAGCCACTGCGGCCGGGGTTGTGCCGGGGTGCCGCTCTCAGCGGCCGGCTGTTTTGGGAGCGACGCCCGCGCAGCCGTCAGTACCTCGGCGACGTCCAGGCCCTTGGTGACGTCCTCGCAGATCACCGCCATCACCGCGCCGGGAATATGCACGGCCTGCCAGGTGGCCGGGTCCCGGCCTTTCCGCACATGCCTGCCCAGCGCGTCAAGCTCGGACAGTGCGGCCTTCGCGGACGGTGCCGTCGTCAGCGCGCCGAGCAGCGCGGCCTTCGCCGATGACCCCGACGCCGCCGCCGCGGCCTCGGCCGCCCCGGCAACCGCGGCAGCATGCGACGGCGTCGGATCCCGGTCCGGTTTCCCCGCAGGCACATGCGTAGTCCCCGGCATGTGACCCTGCGCCAGGGCGGGCTTCGGGTTGACCTGGCCCTCATTCGCCCCGGGTGATGCGCTGCCGCCCTGGGCGCCGGTCATCTGCTGCTGCACCGACGGGAGGGCCGCCTGCTGTCCTGCGGGCTGGCCCGTTACCGGGTCCACGCTTCCCAGCAGCATGACCCCGTTGGCTGACGCCCACAGCGGGTCCTGGGTAACCGGGAGGCCCCACGGATCCAGCCCCAGAACCCCGCGGGCCTCGTCGACCGACCGCAGCCCGGCGCCTTCCTGCTGGATCAGCAGCTCCGTCAGGGTCTGCTCGTCCTCGTCCTCTTCCAGCCCCTCGAACAGGAACTGCATATCCACCTGGCCGGCGGCGACCTGGATGACCTTGTCGAGGAGGGACTGCTTGAGGAACTGCAGCATCGGGACGAGGGATTTGCGCTGATGACGTGCAGCGTCCGCTTTCGCGGCCTGATTCATCGCCGACGGGCTCTGCGTGACTGCGACTTGCGGCATAAGACCCAATTCGGTAGGTTGTATCATAAAGGCCATGCAGACCTCTACTGATACGATCTGGTCGAACTGGTCTGCTAGCTGCGGTGGCTTCTGGGGCTCGGTCTTGCTCCCTGGCGGCAGAACTATAATCTTATGCTTAAATCCGACGTCCCCCGACAAGACGTTCATCGCGTCTTGAAGTTCGCGCACCTGCGATGGCGTCATCGCCGCGTCACCGGGCGAGATGAAAAGTCCCGGTATGGACCCTTCGCGGAAATAGTCCAGTTGGTACCCCTGTTTGGACAGGCCCGACATCACCGGGACTAGGGCCTGCTCAATGGGAGGCGATCCGTAGGGCGTATCTGTCGCCCGCGTGAACGGGAGGTACAGCATCTGGTCGCCCCGGTACTCCCGTACCTGGCTGCGGGTCAGCTCATCCGTCAGATCCGCCCCGGCCATTATGGTCATAAGGTCCGTCCGGGGCACCCCGAAAAGAAATTGCTGGAATGCTGGCGAAGGCGGCGAAGGACGCGAACCATGAAGATCCACGAGCGGGCGCAAGGTCTCGCCAGAGATAAGCTCCAGGGCTGACAGGTCCGAACCCATCAGGCCGCGGCCCTTTACCCGCGACGGGCGCAGGAACACACTGAGCGCGTCAATAGCGTACACGTCTTCAAGAAGAGTGTCGATCCATGATGACCAGGACCCATATTCAGGGTCAGGATTCTTAAAGAATCGGATGCATTCAGCGCGCCGCTGGCCAAAGTCTTTCATAGCCCGGTGGTCGCCGCGCATGGATTTCGCGGCGTCCTTGGTGGGAACGATATCCCATTCCAGGCCGCGTATCTCCGACTTCAGCAACTGAATACAGGCCCGCGCTACGGAATAGAGCCGGCTCAGGCTGCGGAGCGTATCGAACGTGCAGAGCTTGACGCCCTCAGTGCCAGGCGGAGAAGGAAGATCCCAACCCACGGGGTACTGCCAGCGCCGGGGCATCGCCCGGTCTGACCCGTCCGGTGGCCTGTCGACAGGCATCGGGCGGACCGGGGCAAGCGGCGAGAAAGCCCCGTCAGTGAAGTCCTGCGCCGGACGGGGGAGGAAGTTGCCGTAGGTGCCACCCCAGCCGCCGCCCATGCCGATGCC